CCGCATTTTGCGGGGCTCGGCTCATCGCACTGATGAGCTCGGTTATCGGCCTCACTCGCACCGCGTCCGAAGAGGCGGGCGTGTGATTATGTAGTAGGACACTTCTATGCCATGGATTGAAAAGTCAACCCCCGAATCCGTCACGTCCACAACAATGTGGAAACGTGTATGGACAAATACTTCTTGCGCTGCTTCTGGTGCGTTGTCGGATGACAACAATATCACTAAAGAGCTCAAGGTAAGTGAGTCCTGGATGGAGGGTCAGACGAATCATGACTGGCGCAGAAGGATGTGGGCAGGGGAAATCTTGCCGATGACTCATTGGAGGCAGTACCAGTGGGAGACGGTAGCAATACCGTTCACCCAAGACTGGTGCTCTTCCACGGGTCGTCGTCACAAGAACGTGGGGCAGACGAGTATAAGCGGAACTTGGAGAAATCCAGGCTACGACTTTTTGCTCGATAAGCTTCCGTCCGTTGATATGCACTACTTCGTGCAGCAAGCAGCCGCGAGAATTGCTTCTCAAGGCTGGGACGCCCTGACTTTCATAGCCGAATTGAGCCAACTTCGGAGCATGCTGAGAGGCATACTCGGGAGGTTATCCGATCTACTTTTAGACGGTAATCTCAAGAAGGTGGCGAATGCTTGGTTGGAGGCCCGTTACGGATGGCGTACGCTCAAGTACGAAATCCAGGACCTTAATCAAGCGCTGGTAAGCTATGAAGATAGCCGCAAAAGACATCGTGAGCAGGCGGGTTGGAAGACCCGTATGTTCTCTCTGGAAACAGAGGATGTCGATTGGGGATCCGTACACCCCACGATTAAACTAACGGATAACGTCAGTATTGACGTATCCTACCGTGGAGTCGTGGTAGCGGACATCGGCGTGTCTGACTTTCAGTTTAACCCGCTAGTTACGGCTTGGGAGGTCACTCGACTCTCCTTCGTCATAGACTGGTTGGTCAACATAGGCCAGGCACTCGATGCTATCACATTCGCTCTCTCCGTAAAACAGTATACGGCATGTGTGGGCCTTCGCGCTGATTTCAGCGTTGAGCACACCCAGGCTGTTGCTGACCCTAAAAGCTCGACGGTCTACTCTATTGAGGGTAGGTCGGACAGCAAAGGGTACATTGAGATGCGAGTTCCTACTACTGTGAGTATTATTCCTCGTACCAAGGTCCGTCTGGATGATTTTAAGTTGTTAGATTTAGCAGCTTTAGTCATTCAGCGGTCCTCCGGGTTGTAAAGTGGGGTTCAAATCCCCATGCCTAAGAGGTGAACATACCGTTCACCGGGCACTCCCGGATTTCGATAAGGAGATAATCCATGGCGGCATTAGCCACCACTCTCACTGAGTTCGCCGATAACGGGGACTCAAGAACCTACTATACCTCTGGTCACACAGCTTCTAAGCCGAAGCTTGTGCTGAACAAGAGGAAGGTTCCTGTGGGCAACCAAACCGTCGCAGAATTCTCGGCTAGCGTTATTCATGCTACCGAGGACCCGGACGGGGCAGTGCTCCCGCAGAAAGTCAGCATGCAAGCTACCGTGCGCTACCCTATTGATGGGGATAGCGCCGACATCGCGGCGGTGTTGGCCATCTTTCAGGACGTAGTCCAGTCAGATGAGTTCGCATCGTCCGTGACGACAACGGGCTGGATGGTTTAGGTTGAGCATGAAGCCCTTCCCATACTTGCGGCCTAAGCTCTCTTATAGGAGTTTAGATCGCTGGGCTTATTTGAAGCGCATTGGTGCGCCAAAATGGGCCTTTCCAGTCCTGCTTGCTTTGGAGGATTCCATATGGAACCAACTAACGTCGTGTACGACTTGTGTCGACACTTCGTCGCTGACTCAAGCCCCTCCCTCCCAGTAGAGATTACATCAAAGCTGGAAGGGTGGCTTAGGTCAAGGTCACTTGTGAACTTGACCGGGGCGTCATCGCTGTACCACCCAGAATATCATGGTGGTACTATCCTAAAAGCCTTGCTCCAGGTGGAAGCATTCTTTAAGAAATGCGTCCATTTCTCCACGGAGGAGTGTGAAGAAGCCGCGATGCGATCGTTTCACGAAAGTGAAAACATTTGCAAAGTGACTAATTCTCGCCTGGATGCGCACTACAGCCTCGATCCCTTGAGTAAGGAAAGAGTGCTCGTGCGGCGTATGCGCGGTATTATCCGCGAAACGTTGGGGCCTATAGGTCCGTTCCATGAGATGTTACCATCTCTGGTTCGGGCGACGTCGGGCGCAACTGCTGCCCACCCACGCAGTCGAAGTGTAGGTGCGGAAAGAGTGAAGAGGACCATGTATGCCACCTTAGGGTCGCATCCATACCTTTCTGCTCTGACCAAATTCTGGGGCTATAAATTTAACCTCAGGAAAATACACCACAACCGCGTGGAACTCGTACCTAAGAACTGGAAGACGCACAGGACAATCGCGTGTGAGCCAGAGGGGAATATTTTCCTCCAACTCGCATTTGATGAATACTGTAAGCGTCGTCTCAAGAGTCGGTTAAATATCGACTTGAGGGACCAGTCCCGAAACCAACAGCTAGCCTTAAGGTCTTCTATTGATGGTAGCTTAGCTACCGTTGACCTGACGGCTGCAAGTGATCGCCTAGCGATGAATTGTGTCCACCTGCTCTTTGATAGGGAGTGGGTGGATTTCTTCGTCGCGACTCGGTCGCCCTGCTGGAAGAATGAGGAGGGTGCTTTCGTGCCCTACCACAAACTTTCATCCATGGGGAACGGTTATACGTTCACTGTGGAAACGTTGGTTTTTGCTGCTATTTGCAAATCGTTAGGGTCCCAAGAGTATTCGGTCTATGGCGATGATATCATCATCGAGACCGACCTCTTCGAGGGGCTAAGCGAAATGCTATCTTACCTAGGGTTTGAAGTTAACAAGGAGAAAACTCATGTTGGAAAAGTCATTCGGCCATCTAATGATGTGCAAAATGCTTCGGGAAGCGATTGCGATATGCGATCGCTATCCACTCTCTCACACCGATACGACAATTACAGTATCGGAGGAGGGCCAACACGAGGTATTTCTGGACATATTCCTGTTAGACGGCACGACGGTGTGTTACCGTTGGACCGTGCAGGACCCTGTGTTCAGGATACGCGACCCGTATGTGGAAGAGACGAGCAATCAGCTCTACTCGACCTCGGATCGGCAGCTTCGTTAGAGGCTTCCGACCAGACGGGCGTGTACCGTGAATCATGTGGAATCCATGCCATTGGAGGAAATGTGATCACTCCATTCTTCGTCAGATCATTGCGATCGAAACGAGATTGGATCTTGTTGGTGAATAACATCACCTGCTTCGCGCCAATAGGGGGCCAACTTTGGGAATATGCAGCCGAAATAGTTCGGACGCACAACCTTCCATTAGGCCCTCTAAACCTGGACCCATGCAGTGTAGTCTTCATTGATACACATACATGCTACAGGCTAGGACTCATACGGTCGTCTAATAAACGATTCGGGCCCTGGCAGCCGACCTTCAAAGCCTTCATCCCGAAGGCAGCGAATAAGGTCTGTCAGGATTCCCGCGCTCTTTTCTTGTGGCACTTAGGCCGCAAGGAAGAGCCGTATGAGAGCAGTAGGTACACACTTGGGAACCTTAAGTTTAGGTTCAAGTGGGTGCGGTACTATCCAGTAATGGATACCCGCGCGGGTG